TCTTTCCAGAAATATCGTAGCCATAAACTGTTGACAAAAACAAAACAAATCTTTCAAGAACGTCAGACCAACCAGCATCAAATGGTAGATTGATAGACGCATTAAAAATATTACCTTCAGAATCTTCTGAACAGAATTTCCAGTTAGTAGTGTCCACTATTTTATTCCTTAAACAAAGAAGGGAAGAGACTTTCAATAACAACCTTGCACTTATCAGCTACATCCCTATGTTCTTTCTGCGTTGCTTTGTCGCATCTGACATCTAGGTAATGGAGCCAACTACGAAGTGTACCATTCATATAAAGCCTAGACAACATTATACCTTCTGGCAGCAGCTTCCTAGCAACTTCTTTTGCAATGCCATTATCAAGAGCCTGATGATAGGCGTCCAAACTAGTGGACAACACTACTTGCTGTAGGCTCCACCAATAACGATAAAGTTCTTTGTCTTCCACTTCAATAGAGTTTTGTCTATTCTTCCAATCTTGCAAGCGAGGCTGAGAAAACTCTGACTCGCTTGCAATTGCATAGCGTTGACTAAACTCTTGGAAGGTAAAGCTCCTATGCCGCAACATTTGTCTCGCTATGTCACGGGTAGTTTCAATCTCCATACAAACATTGACCATCTCGAAAGGTGACCAATGTTTGTTATCAATCAAATACTTTAAGAGCTTTGGTGCTGTAGCTTTATTGTCTTGGTTCTCCGGACTGGAAACCCTTGCCATGTAGGCAATAAGATTTTCCGCATCCGGAGTTGCCCAAATCAATTTAACTTTAGACATTGTTTTCCTGTAGTTGATTCTCTTCTGGAAGCTCTTCTTCATCTTCAGCAAACAACTGAGTAAAGTATTGGTCAGCTTCTGAGTGAGGCATGAAGTAATAAAGCAAAGTGTAACATGCTGTTGCTACTGCGTCATCAATTTCTGCATCTTCTGGATGTTTATAACCATCTACAATAGGAAGTTCAATACAACGCTCATACGTTTCTTTAAGAGTGTTTACAATGGTTTCATCAAGTTCTTCGTCAGATAGTCCTTTGTTTTTACAACCACTTTTCAACAAAGCAATAAGACCAACTTTGGTAAGACCAACGCGAGCGTCATCATCACAAGTGAATGAACAAGTAGCACTACCATCCTCATGCTCAATCATTGTTTCCAGTTTAATTTTTCCATTAACCATTTTTCTTTCTCCTGAGTTTTTCCGTATCAGTTTTTAATTTATGACACGGCTTACACAAAATCTGGAAGTTATTAGCTTCACAGAACATACGCTCTACATATTCGTCCCAACTAACGAACCCCTCTTTACCTACAACAGGAATGATATGATCTACCTGTACATCCAATCCAATAAATGTTTTGATGCATTTAGCGCATTGATAATGTAAAGCAAGCTTTCCTGTTTTGGTATTAACTTTCCTTCCAACACTAGCCTTCTTCAACACTTCAAACTTTACAGGCCAACGTCTTGAAGCCATTCGCAAAGCGGAGACAATAAAACTTCTCCACCTTGCTTCAGTCCATTGCCCACTATTTCTAGTCTTTGTCGTCATGTAAACCTTCAAAGTCAACGTATGTAATAGTTACATCGTCGTCAGTTGCTCCCAAATTAGTAAAGGCTTGACACAGCGCATCAATAAAAGCTTCATGGAACACATCTTCATCTGCAAGCAAACCAGCAGGTACTTCAGACTTAGGAATGTTAATTTCCAACTCAGCGATAATTGTAATCATTTAAACCCTTTAATAAAGAATGTCTTCAACAAGTTTAGCGTAGCCAGCAATGTCATGCCAATGATCAATCTCTTGTGGTTGTCCACCGTTAACAATGCGAGCAATCTTGTGGCAAATCATATCAACGCTTTCTTTCATAGGCAAGGACAAACTATCATAATTCGCTCCCATTCGCACAATGTCTTTTAATTGTTGTGCGGTCATGGCAAGTGTTTCGTATTTACCATATTTAGATTCTCTCAGTTGGAGAGTGTTTTCAATGTTCAATGTTTACCCCCAATAGTTTTGGTGCGGGGCGTTAAAAAGTTTTTATCATCATTACTAAACTCTACGTTTTCATTCTCTTCATAGAACTTATGAAAGAATCGTTCAATAATTTTTTTTGCTCTTTCATCTGAGTCCATCAAAGGAATAACAGACGCCATAAGCATAGCGGTGTTCAGTAGAAGATCAGAGTCTTCATCAGACATTTTGTTTTCTACTGTGCCAATAATAACTTCAAACTCACCGTCCCAATCAGGCCCATAATTATTAGGACGTAGAACAATGCATACGTCATTTGATTCTGTTTTCAAAGGGGATTTTTCCACGTTTCATTTTCCTTGCGTCTTAAATAAAGAAGGTTAGCATTCTCATGCACTCTGTCAACATTACCATCGTATGCATTAATACAAGCGTCATACATTTCTTTCTCATTAGTACAATCTGCTAATATCTTTGCAGCTTTAGCAGGGCCAATACCTTTAAGACCAATTATGTTATCTGCTGTATCTCCAGATAATATTTGTTTATAAAGATTTAATACAGCGGTTGGTTTATCTACATAATATTTAGTCTTCTTTACAAAGTTGTAATGATTACCAGATATTTGATCTAAGTCTTTGTCTAAAGAAACAATGACACAACCATCCTCCCCAATGCTAGTGGCTGCTATGGCTATGTCATCGTCTGCTTCTTGCTCAATAGAAACTGTTGCTCCCCAATGCTCAATTAAGAAAGCTCTAATTGCTTCAAGGTGATGGGGTTTTTCAACGTCTTTTCTATTGCCTTTATACTCAGCGGTAACGGCAATCTCTTTTCGGAAATTGCCGCGACCAGTCAGAAACAACTTGAAGTCTGATGCCTCTGGGATTCCGAGTAGAAGGATATCTGCAATATAAACATCCAAAGTTGAAAGAGCTGTAACCAAATTTTCATCTTTGCATGCAAATGCAATTCGATATGCAACTATATCGGAATCCAAGAGTGCAATCATTAGTCAGTCAATCCAATTTTAGTTTCCTCTTCAGCAAACAATTCACCCATTGGTTTAGGTGCATTTTTACTCTCTTGCCTTTGAACCACTGCGCCGCGAATTGCAGTGAATAGTTCAAAAGAAAACTCAAGAGGAAGTTTTGCCAACCCAGACAAAATCAAATTAACTTGAGACTCATTTAGCTCAAACTTGTACGCTTCTTCATTCATAGTACCACCTCTTCATCTTCAACGGCTTCAACACCGTACTCAATCAAATCAGTTACGACCAGCTTAACAAGAGATGGGCTAACGCCTTTCTTGTTTTTATATTTCCATTCGTAACTAGAAACAATTGCCCGACCTTTGCTGTTGTTACCAATGTTGCCGGTAATTTCAATACCATCAGCGTCATAAGCGCGGATAGGATTGGCAGACTTGCAAGTGATGTAATTACCCATCTCTGGCTTGTCTTCTTTATTGGTAACAGACACTCCCATTCCTTCCAGTGCCGCAACAGCAGCATCAGAAAGTTTGCAAAGATTAACCTGATACTTGCCAGACATTTCGTTAGGCTTGCTCAGTTGCGCCCAGAAAATATCACAAGCAATCTTCACACGCTGTTTGTCGTTAGACATAATAAACTCCAAAAGATTTAAAAAGAAAACTCACTAGTTACGTCAGTGACATTCACGCCAGTTGTTACCAATCTTCCCTTCCGCTTCAACTGGACAACGAAATTGTAAAGCATTCCCCGCTAGACTTGCCGCATGGATGATTGCTTGCATAGCCTCGTCAGCATCTTCTTCAGCAACTTCCCACTGCGTTTCATCATGTACGAAAGCCACAAGTTTAGCATCGATACCCTTAACCTTCAACAACAGTGTTGCTTTTATGAGCCACTGTTTGGCAATAATAGCCCCTGCTGATTGAAGCAAAGTATTCAAAGCCGCATGCTGACTTCTTATCCACAATTGCCTACCGTCAAGCCCCGGCAGTGTGCCATGCTTTTCTATAGTGGTTGCAACCTTAGACTTAAGCTTGACCAATGCTGGTGTATTGGTAAGGAAGTTGTCGATTAGTGTCTTTGCCTTTCCAGTGGTTACACCAATAGTAGATGCAATCTTTGCAGGACCAGCGCCATAAAGCATGGCATATGTCAAAGTCTTGGTAATGTTTCTAGCTTTCTTATGCTCGCTGTTATGCTCATCCTTTATCGTACCTTTAGGGATAAGACCAAAGCTTTGAGCATTACGCCAGTGAATGTCACCAGTTAAAAGCTCTAACTGCCAATCACGATCCTGCATATAATGAGAAAGACATCGAAGCTCAATACCAGACAAGTCAACACCAACAAGACTTTTTCTTTTGGGGACAATAAACATCTCACGGCATTCTGCTCCATACGGATTACCAACAGCAGGTACTTGCGCTAAGTTGGGGCTATGGTGACTACAACGTCCTGTAACAGCACCATTGGTAATGATGCGTCCATGAATGCGACCGTCATTGCCTACTAGTTCAAGCCAGCTATTGATTTGAGCAACACGTTTCTGAAGCATTAGATATTCAGACACTAGCTTTGCTTCTGGCAAATCAATTGTCTCCAACACTGACTCATCAACAATGATGGAACCCTTCTCAGTATGCCTTGAAAACACTACTCCCAGCCCCTGTAAGCGATCAGCAATCTGCTGGCGACTACCGGGATTGAAGACAGTGGTTTTGTCCTTCAGAGGCTTGCCAGTCTTCTCTGAGACACGGTGCTCAACAATGGGAGGAAACACCTCTTGCATTTTGTTTTCAATGTCAGCCATGCGTCCAGACAATTGTGCTTGCAATGTCATGGCCTTCTTCTCATCAAAAGCAAACCCATTGTTCTGCATCCTATTGCAGATGACGGCAACGTCATGTTCCCAATTAATGCTTTGTTGGGCAAACTTCTTCATCTCAACTTGGAGATGATTGAATAGTTCGTAAGTGACGTTTACGTCTTGTACACAATAAGTGTACATCTCTTCGCTAAAACCGCTATCGAAATCAGTGAAGTTTCCTTTAGCATGTCCAAGTCTAGCGCCCCATCCTGCTAAGGAATGTTTTTCTTGCTTACCATCCACAATGATAGGATCAATATCAGGCTTATAAAGCCTAGCCATA